CCCAATTACCCGCAAAAGGGGTTGGGGAAGGGGGCCTAATCTGATAATATCGGCGCATGAACCGACTTCCACCAGAATTACACATTGTCCACGGCACCAAAGCCGAACATAAAGGCAGGCCGCTGCCCGAGGCCATACGCCAACGTATACCCAAGCCCGTTTGGCTAGACGATCCTGACTTGTGGGACATGGATGTTTTTATTACCTCCACCGCTGATTTCCTTTGGGACACGTATGGCATTGGTTCAGCGCAAGATCAGCACTTGCTTGGCGCACTGGCTTTTCAGCTTGACGTTTTTGTCAAATGCATCAAAGGCGCTCGAGCCGGTGGGCCAGTGACTAAATTTAATGCCGGTGCAACGGTTGGCACAAACCCGTATCTGACGACAGGCGAACGTGCGCTAGGCCGAGCCATTATGATAATGAACGAATTAGGCTTGACACCCAGGGGCAGGCTGGCAACAAACAAAATTGAAAGCGGCAAATTTGCTGCATTGATGGCTGGCCCGTGAATTTTGAAGATGGCATCTTATATGCCGTGCGAGTTGTCAAAGGCGAGATATCTGTTTGCCGAAACGTTACGCTTGCTTGCCAAAGGTTTTTAAATCAAATTGAAGATAAAACCTGGGCATACGAATTTCATGCTGATTTTGTAAAACATTTTTTAATGTTTGCCAGCGAGTTGCGGCACACCAAAGGCCCAGACGCAGGCAAGCTATTAGTGTTAGAACCGTGGCAGCTATTTATAGTCTGCGCTATTTACGGGTTTCGGAACAAACGAAACAAAACACAGCGCATGGTCACTGATGTGATTGTGTTTGTTCCCCGCAAGGCAGGCAAATCCACACTGACAGCAGTTATTGCCCTGTACGAATTAATCTGGGGCGAGGCAGGCGCAGAAGTTTATACCTTGGCGACAACTAGGGAGCAAGCCGGGATTGTGTTTCACGCAGCTACTGGGTTTGTTGAGGCCATGCCGCAAAACATTGCCGCCTTGTACAACGTCAGCAGGCACCAGATAACCAAGGCAGGCGACAGTCAGACAGTATTTAAGGCATTGTCCAGGGACACCAAAAAGACAGGCGATGGCATGAACCCAGCCTGCGCTATTGTGGACGAAGCCGCTCAGATTGTTGATCGCAACAGCATTGAAGTACTGCACAGCGGCATGGTTGCCAGGCTTAACCCGTTGCGGATTTACATCACCACCGCTAGTTTTACCAAAGAAACCAAATTCCACGAAGATTTAACCCTGATGGAATCCATGCTAACAGGCGAGGCCACCGACAATCCGCATTGGTTTGGCCTGTTGTACAGCCTAGACGCTGGTGACGATTGGCGTAATCCATCCGTGTGGGCAAAATGCAATCCGATGCACGGCATATCTGTCTTTGAATCAGCAATCGCTGAACGGGCAGAAATGGCAAAGCACAAGCCTGCTGCCCTTAATGAATTCCTGTGCAAGACGCTAAACGTCTACGTCAGCGCAAATTCTGCTTGGGTTGATCGTGCATATTGGGATGACGCCAAATGCGCTCTAGTGCCCGATAGACAGCCCGAGGCGGTATTTATTGGGTTTGACTTGGCAGCAACCCGAGATTTGAACGCCGTCTGCACGCTCAAGCGGTTTTCTGATGATGACTACGAAGCAGAATTTAAATTCTTTTTGCCGTCTGATGGCTACGATTTAATCCCCAAGCACTACGGCGACATTTTTGCAATAGCTAGGAAATCAGGCATTTTGCACATCACTCAGGGCAATGTCATGGATGATCGGGAAATCAGCGAGTACATTCTGAAGCAGTGCGAAAAGTACGAAGTTAAAGAAATCGGCTTTGATGCTTACAACGCCGCCAGCCTGGTGGCTCGGCTAAATGATGCTGGCCTGCCGCTCAAAAAAGTGGGCCAAGGCATGGCAGTTTTAAGCAACCCAAGCAAACACGTAGAGAAGTTGCTGATGCAATACAGTATCAAGCATGACGGCAATCCATTTGTCGGCTGGCAGCTTGGAAACTGCGAAGTCTACGAAGATGTTAACGGCAACGTCAAAGTCAGGAAAAATGAAGCGGACAAGTCTGCCAAGGTGGACGGCATCATATCTCTCATCATTAGTATGCATTGCAACCTTGATAATCCAGTACAATCCGGATTCGGTTTCAGAACTTTTTGAGGTGAAAACATGGCTTTATTTGACATTTTCAAGCAAAAAGCTGTAAAAGAATCCAATTCGATGTTTGGGCAGACTGCCCTTGGCAATAATGTATTGTGGGGCAGCAGCAACAAATACAACAGCGCCAGCAGTCAAATACTCTATGTAACCACGGGCAGCAGCACAGACGCTGGCAGGCCTGTGGACATGAGCATGATGAGCCGTAATTCCACAATTATGGCCTGCGTAGGGGCAAAAGCCAGGGCAATGGCTCAACTGCCAATTCGAATTATGTGCGAAATGGACGATGGCAGCTACCACGATGCCGTGAAAAGCCCAGAAGTTAGCAGCAGGGACAAAGCCAAAGCCAAGCAAGTGGCTTATCTATTAGGCAACCCAAACAATTTCCAAAGTGCCTACGAATTCTTGTACCAGTACATCATGTGGCATGAGTTATCGGGCGAGGTTTACATCCTGTGGTGGCGCAAAGATCAGGAAAGCAGCACTCAAACCCCGTTAGAAATGTACGTTTTTGATAGCACTTTAATCAGTACTACCGTCAATGTAACCAGATACCCCAGTTACAGACTTAGTACCCCGGCATACGGTTTTAACCGGGACGAACCGCTTGCAGCGCATCAAGTCATGCACTTGGTTGATGCCGCTTGGCAGGGAAATGGCGGCTTTAATAAAGGCATTTTGGCGGCAGAATTGATTGGCCTAGATCAAGATATTGACTTGTACGCTAACTACGTAATGCAAAACGGGGCCAAGCCCAGCGGAATGTTTGTCACCGAAAACGTGATTCCTGATGGCAAGTACAAAGAAATAGCAGCACGCCTCAAAGAAGCATGGTCATCAATGACAGGCAGTCGCAACGCAGACCCCAGCAAGCCAGGCCAAGGTATGCTACTAGATCAAGGCATGAAATACCAGCCGCTGGATATGCTGACGCTGCAAGATACTGACTGCGCCAAGCTAAAAGAGCAAACTATGAAACGCATCTGCGGGTTATTTGGCGTACCGCCTGCAATGATTGGCATCGCCGATCAGAAATACAACAACACCCAGACAATGCTAGATGAATTCTACAAATCCAGTATGTACCCGCTGCTGGTAAATGTCCAGCAAAAGCTGAAGCAGCACCTGCTTGTCGGATACCCTAATTTGTGTGTAGAATTTGACACACGGGCATTTTTGCGTGGTTCGCCAGTAGATCAGATGAATTTTTCGGTGGCTGGCGTAAATGCAGGCATAATGACGGCAAATGAGGCACGGGAATATCTTGGCATGAAAAACATCGACGGCGCGGATGAATTGAAAGCAGGAAAGCCTGGTGATACAATTCCCGGCAGCAGCCCACAAGATACTGGCGGCGGTGGCGGCAACCAGACTCGGAAAATGAATCTTGGCAAATAAACCGCCGCACGAACTGGCGATGCTGCTTGCAAAATTCAAGCAAAAAAAGCCGCAGACAATACACGACATGGACAAAACCAAAACAACCGAGGTAATCCATGAACGAAATGCTAATCGTCTGCGAAGCAAAACTAAATCTGAACCAGCAACCCGGCACAATTGAGGCCAGGGTTACAAGCTGGGGGCCGAGAGAAGGCGCAGACGGGCGCAAGTTTAACTATCAGCCCGAAGGCTTTGCAGATTGGGCCAAGCAATTTGAGGCAATGGGCAGGCCGCTGCCAATGTTTGTTAATCACAGCGCAGATGCCATTCCGGTTGGCGAGTGGATGCATTTTGAGTTTGACGATACAGGCATGACTGCAAGCGGCAGGCTCTACACCAACACCACCCAGGGCAGCGATCTGTACAACGTAATGAAAGAATCTCCTGCCATGTTTGGCGGGGTATCTGTTGGCGCATATGCGGAAACGTATCAAATGGTTAACGCTGACGGCGAACCAGATGAAACCGACGAAGGTTATTTCCAGATCACAAAGGGCGGTTTGCGGGAAGTGAGTGTAGTAATGTACCCAAATAACCCCGAAGCCTGCGTCAGCAAGCTGGAATACTTTAGGCCCGATGGGTCTGCTAATTTAAAGATTTTGGAACAAGTCCTGCGTGATGCTGGGCTATCCAAGAGTGATGCGGTTGCCGCTGCATCGACTTTCAAACGGGTGCTGGAACAGCGTGATGTTGTCCAAATACCTAATGAAACTGCGCCGAACCAGAGCGACTCTGATGCGGAGGCAACCATACTCGCTGCCTTAGAGCAGCGGGAATTACTGCAAACTTTGTCTAACCGTTTAAGGAAATAATCATGTCCCAAGTCATTATCGAAAAACTCGACGCTATTGAAGCCGCCAACGCCGCCAAGATTGCCGAAGTTACCAGCGCAGCTACTGCTGCAATTGACACTGCCAAAAATGAGATGACCGAGAAAATCTCGGCACTTGAAGCAAAAATCAGCACGCTGCAAATGCCTGCCGTCATTCGCATTGCTAAAACAATCCGTACCGATGTAAATCGCTCTGTGCGTGAGCAACTCAAATCGTTTTATTCTGCCAACAACAGGGTGGAAAAAGCACTAAAGATTTTTGCTGATGAAAATCAATATCTGGCCTACATGAACGAAGCCAGTGCGCTAACCGGCGGTGGCAATGGCATCGGTGGACGCACAGGTTACGATCCTGTGTTTGCTGCAATGCGCCTGGCTAATCCAATGCGTGGCTTGAGCCGCACTGTTGTGACCGATGGCTCTAGTTACCAATTCCGCAGCAAAACCGGCAACGCTGGCGCAACCTGGGGCTACACCGTACAAAACAACGGCTCGGCAACCACGCAAGATATGAACATCTGGCAATTGGTGCTGCAAGACTTGAACGTGCAGTTTCCAGTTCGCACATCTGCACTGGACGACATTGACGGGCTGGAAGGCACCATTGTTGACGATATGCTGATGGAGTTTGCCCAAGCCGAAGCGCAGTCCATGATTCAGAACAGCGATCAAACCAACTCGCCAAATACCTACGGCGGTACTTCTGGTTTGCGTGGCCTAGATCAGTATCCTGGCGCAAATGCTACGTATACCGGCGGCACTACCAGCGCAGCGGCTTACGGCACCAGCGGCACGGGCAGTGCTACCGGCCTACACAGCATTGCAACCTACGATCAATTGACTAGCAACGTCAATACTGTTGGCGCAAATGCAATAACGTACAAAGACGTTATTAATCTTTGCTACGCATTGCCTCAGCAATATTGGACGACTAGCGCCTGTTTTATGGTCAACCCTGTGCTGGCGCAAGCTATCCGTGGCCTGCAAGACACCAATGGACGCCCAATTTTTAACAGCATGGAATCGCTGAATCCAGATGGCATCATTGGGCAACTGTTGGGCTTTAATGTCGTGATGAACAAATATCTCGACAACCCAAGCCAAGCAACCACCGGCAGCGCAGGCACCACATCGTTCTATCCGATGTACTTTGGCAATTGGCAGCTTGGACACAGCATCATTGATCGTATGGACATGGTGATGCGCCGCTACGATCAAACGCTGCCCGGCTCAATAACTTTCTACGGAGAAAAAAGATTAGCCACGTCAATTCGTGATCCGAACGCCATCATCCGTTATCGCTCCACTGGCACTGCGACCTAAGTTGCCATTAGCAGGGGGAGGTTGGACTCTCCCTGCCTTTTTTAACCATTCGGGAAAAATTAAATGACTACAGCACGCATTTTGCAGGGCATCAAACAAACGCTGCACGAAGGCCATGCAGTCAAGATTGATTTAACCGAAGCCTCAGCCCTCACTGGTTCCGGAAACGGAATCGGTGGGCGCACATTTTTTGATAACGCTTTTGCTGCGCTGCGATTTGGCAATCCCATCCGAGAAGCAGCAAGGGTAATTCCTGCATTTGGCAGTAGTGTGCAATTTGTGGCAAAGACAGGTAATGCTGCTAACAGCACAAACCCCTGGCTTTACGCTGCCACTCCAAACACTGGCTCACCTAACACCGCCACTAGCATTTGGCAACTGCCAACCCGTGTAGTCAGCGCCAGCTTGCCCGTGCGAACAGCAGTGATGTCGGACATTAACTATTTAAACGAAACGCTTGTTGAAGACATGATGCTGGAATTTGCACAGCTTGAGGGTGCCAGCATGATCTTAAACAACGATCAAACCGGATCTACGACGACAAGCACAGGCAGCACAAATGGACTGCGTGGGCTGAATTACTACACAACCGGGGGCACAGCCGCTTACGGCTCATCTGGGACCGCGATTACAGACGGCATCCACACTTTGCTAACGGTATCACAAAACGGCGCTGCAATTGTGTACGATGATTTGGTTAATATGGCAAAAAGTTTTCCAGCGCAATACTGGAGTCTGCCCGGCAACGCCTGGATGATGCACCCAGACACAATTCACGATTTGCGGCAACTCAAAGCAGCAAGCAGCGGCAATGCTAGCCGATTGTTGGCAGAAACTGGTGATGATGATGGTGGCGCAGTAGCTAATTTGTTTGGTTGGCCTGTCATTCCAAACCCAAACATGGAAACTATTGCGGCTGGTAAATTTACGATTTACCTTGCTAACTGGCCCCGGTTTGTAACCATTGCGGACGTGGAGGAAATGACTGTCCAGGCGATGGAACAAAGCGCACCAGGCTTTATTACGCTGTACGCCGAGCGCCGAATGGTGTCTACTGTCCGTGATCCGTTTGCCGGTGTCCGTTTGGTTGGAGTTTAAAAATGTCCAGCGAAATCCTTGGCGCACAAGGTGGGGCAACTCGAAACCCGTTTAATTATGCAAAAATTGAGCAATTAAACCGGGATGTAGTAACGCCCTGGCTCACGCTAGAAGAAATAACCCAGCAGCTAAATTTGTTTGACGACGAAAGCCAAGACGCCTATTTGAGCAGCTTAGAACTAGCGACTAGGTTTGCAATTGAAGACTATTTGGGAATGTCCATATTTGCAATGACGTATCGAGTTTGGTACGGCGCAGAAGGAACCATTACCGCACCTATGGCGCTAGATTTGCCAGCAGTCAGCCAGAATCAGTATTCTACTCAAGCAGGATTAACTATTAACTCGGTTGGCTACTACAACAACAGCGCACCGCCTACTCTTATCCTGCTAACAGCATCAACCTACTACTACGATGCCAGCGGCAACCGGGTTATCCTGACTAGCCTGCCCACGATCACAAGCGACATGGCAAACCCAATTGTCGTGAACTACACTACCGCCGCTAACCCGCTACAGACGTATCCAGCCATTAAACAAGCTGGCCTGCTGCTGCTTACGCACCTTTACAACGAGCGCAGCAACAGCACTGAGGCATCGCTCAAAAATATTCCGTTTGGCGTAGATACACTTTTGCGCCCGTACAAAGAATTGGTAATGTAATGGCGATTGCACGTTTTGAAAACATTGCAATCAATAATCTAACCTTCAGCCTAACGGCTTTTGGTGAGCAAACCACAACCACGACAAAATGGTTTGACACCCGAGCCACAGTGTCGGCGGTAGGCAACAATCTAAAAATCTCAGAAAAATATCGGCTGTACGACAACCTAGTGCGGTTTCGTTTGAACTACACACCGAATATGCGGACAATTGCTAACTCGCAGCATTTGTTTTCAATTACGTACAGGACGCAAGATTGGCGCATTAATGATGTGCAGGAATCAGATGATCGAATGAGCGTTTTGATAATGTGCTACCGCAATGATCCGGTAACTGCGACATGACGGCACAACAAAACCCCGTTACATATGCCAGGGCCATCCAAGCGGCATTGACAACGATTGTCACGCCCGTCCCGGTCTACGCTACGTTTAACCGAAACTTTGCTACCGAGCCAAAATTTGTAACTTGGATGCTGCGAAACATACACCAGCCCGTCTACACCGGTAATGTGCAATCCGTCAAGGGCATTGATACGCCAGTATTCCAGATCAGTATTTTTACGCAAGTTATTGAAGACGGTTTTACAATCAGCAATCAGATATTACAATCGCTCCACGGCTACTCTGGATTGTTTGGCGGTGCAACCTACGGCATACAGATCAGCAAGGCCGATGTGCAATGGCTTTACAACACCTACGATAATGATGAGAAACTCGGACACGTAATCTTAGACTGCACACTAGATATACCAACCTGATAAGACAATAAATTTTTTACCAACCTCACAAAGGAACTTATCATGGCTCTCCCGACAAAAGTGTTACCCGGCTTTACCGCCACAATGTATGCCCAACCCAGCGCAACGCCAACACCAATCACGACTGCAAACTTGAGCGTTTTAGGCAGCATTTCGCCACTGGCAATCAGCGGCAACTTGGTGCCTGTTGAAGCAATCCCGGCATTTGGACAAGACGATGCTGTAGCATCATTTGCTGTGGCAGGTTCCCGTCAAAGCGACAAAATTCCTGTGCAATCAGCGCCAACAAGCATGAGCATCACAGCGGCATGGAACCCAAGCGATACCGTGTTGCTGCTCTTGCGTGCAGATGCCTACAACGGGACTATTGATCGCACCTACGTAATTGCCGCAACTGATGGAACCAATACCATCTATTACGCTTTCAACGGCAGGGTTAGCCAGTGGACAATTGACAGCGCACCCGGTGCCGAGGCCAAAGTTAACTTTACGATCCAACCCCGTGGCAACCAGTACGGCTGGAGCAACACGGTATGACAGCAATAGATGCGGTGCTGGCAGAAATGACTGCCAGTTACGGCGACCTGGCTGCGCTTGCACGGCAACAGGTAGTCAGCGCACCGGAAATAGCCGAGGCGTTGACACAGGTAGACACAGATTCAGCGGAATATGTCTGCCTCAAACTCTTGGAAAAAAATGTCCGACAAGATACAGAACACGAATGATCTGCTGAATTTTTTGGTAACTCAAGCCGAATCCCGCAAGGATTGGTTTGGGTTTACCCAGCAAAAGATGACAGGCATCCAACTGGTGCATCAAATAGCTGCCAACCATGCTGACACAATGACGCCAGAGCAGATCGTGAAATTTGTTGTAGAACTTAACAACCTAATGTACAAAGATATTATCCGAGGATGACATGAGCGTCAGCATCAAACTTGAAGGAATCGGCAATGTTTATGCTGCTTTTGAAAGTTTATCGCAACAAGTTGGCGACAAAAATGCTAGGAGCAAAATCCTAATTCCTGCAGTGCGGGAAGCAATGAAGACAGTGTTACAAGCTGCAAAAACTTTAGCGCCTAAAGACACAACGCAATTGGCAAACACTTTAACATTGTCAGCAAGGCGTCCAACCAACAAAGACAGGAGATCAAAATACATAACGCAATCAGATACGGTTATAGCAATCGTGACTACAAAAGCGTTTCCCAAAAAGAAAAGACAGGAATTTTATGAAGAAAATGAAGCATTATGGAAAACAGATCAAAAAGCCTACGCAAAAAAATTTAGGAAGTTTTCAAAATCTATAAATTTTCCGTATGATGCACGAGCCATTGCACAGGAATTTGGTTCTGCTAGAAACCCAGCCCATCCATTTATGAGGCCAGCGTTAGAATCACAAGCGCAGGCTACAGTAACAAAACTAGGGGAAATATTGGCGAGAAGAATGAATGAGGCTACTGTGCAATATGTTGGTGGACAACCTAGAATTATTTAATACAGGAAAGCGTAAACATGACAAGACTATCCAGCGCACTGGGAACAGGCGCAGAATTCCGCATCAAAAAGTTTGAACTTGGAGGCCACGCCTTTCGAGTGCGAGTGCCATTGGTGAGCGAAAGCGATGCCATGCACAGCCGCATCATCAAACCAGACAGCGCAGCAATTGACAAAATTTACGCTGACTTGACAAAATCCCTAGACGAATTTAAAACGCTAAAAAACGAAGAATTAGTTTTTTCAGAAAACGATGTTGTCGTGTCTGGGCGCTCAATGCGAGAGGCCGCTACAAACAAGGCAATGATGGAGGCACGCATCACCGAAATGATTCGCCTGCTCCAACCAGAAAACCCGGCTAATACACTGGACGACATTACCTACGCTGAAATTGAACTGGAATGGCCTTTGAGCGTCCAGTTGGCCTTGGTAGAAAAGATTAATGAAGTTATCAGCCCAGGCTATAAGGAGAGCCGGGGAAACTAATTGGCTCGTTGAAAGAACAAGTCGCAGCGGCGATGGTCTTCAACGGGCATACACCAGAATCAATTGCTGCCCTAGATCAAATCACCATGCTGCAAATCCAAACAATGTACGCTGACGGGGTAATTGGCAATCATGGCCTGCTGGCGCAGCTTGCAGTATTGACAACCGGCGTATTCAACTACATCCGTCCCCCCCACGCAGCCCCGTACAGGCTTGCAGGCACGCTCGGCGCAGTGCATGACTACCTGTACCCTCCAGCAAGCCAGGAACAGCTTGCAGCGCAGGCCAATGACAGCCTGTTAGCGTTTATGGTGCAGGCACCAGGCTTTAGCAAAGGAAGATTTAATCATGGCTAACATTGCTCGGCTCGGTGTAGCCCTTGGCCTAAACAGCGCCGAATTTGTCACGGGCATTGACGCTGCGTCCAGAAAATTAGATAACTTTGGCGCAGCAGCAATTGGCGTGGCTAAAAATGCTGTGGCAGTGTTGGCTGCTGCCTTTGTTGCGGCGACTTTTAAAGCGATTACCTATGCTGATGAAATTGCAGATGTAGCAGCAGCGAATGATATTGCTATTGACTCAATTATTAAATTAACCAATGCTTTGGAAAATTCTGGAGGCAAAGGTGAAAACGCTGGGAAGATGATTGCCAGCTTTACCGATTTTGTAGACAAAGCGGCAAAAGGCTCATTTGAAGGACAAAAAACTTTTAGCGATTTAGGCATATCACTTCAAGACATTGGCAGTATGTCTACCCAGCAGTTGTTGCAAAAAACAACTCAAGCAATAGCAGACATGGAAGATCCACTAACCCGAAACGCTCGGGCTGCTGACGCATTTGGAAAATCTTCTAAAGGCGTGGACATGGTTGACTTTGCTAGAGGTTTGAGAGAAGGCACTGGCGCAACCCTTGAGCAAGAGCAGGCAATCAAAAATGCAGCAGAAGCATTTGACACTTTTAGGAGCATCGGCAGAGATATTGCCCTGTTAATTCTTACCTCAATTGGGCCTCAATTAAAAGCTGTTGCTGATTACATGAAATTAGCATCATCAGAAACCAGTGCTTTTGGTGTTGTTTTTGGTTCAGTTTTTAAAACAATTGCACATGGAATGTCAGACTTGGCATTTATAACTAAAGGTTTTTCGGATGATATTGCACACGCAATAAAAAGTTTAGAAACTTTAACCTTATATTTAATGATAGGGAAATTACAAAAAGGCTTTGACAAATTTGCTCAAGACGTAAAAGAATATAACAAAAAACGTAAACAAGCTAGAGAAGAATTAGATGCATTTCAACAGCAATTATTAGGCAACGAAACAAAAACACAACGCATGGGGACGGGTTTTCAAGATCCTCGGATTGTCACGCCAGATGATGATGTAAAACGTGAAGTAAAAACCCCAAAAGAAGTTTTGGCAAAGAATTTTGAATTAGAAAAAGCAAAATTAGCAAATCAATATGCGGTAACAAATAATCTTATAAAAAGTTATGAATTAGAAGCTAATCAAATAAAGCAAGAACAAAACAAAGCGTATGCCGAAGCAAGATTAGAAATAAAACAAAAAAACATTACCGAAGAAAACAGATTTGAATCAGTAAACGCCAACATATTAAAAGAAAAATTGTTAGGCATTGACAAAAATTATCTTGAAAAAATAGCGGCATTAAAATACAAATACAAACAAGAAGCAATTAAAAAAGAATTTGATTTAGACAAACTCAGATTAGAAAATGAATTTGCTGCAATTGTAAAATATAACGATGATCAGGGTAAATTACAATTTGCATTTCTTAGCGAAGAACAAAAAATAGAAAAAGAATACAAAGGCAAAACAGCGCAAGCAATTTTAGAAAATAAGCAAAAAAATATACTTGAAGAAAATCAATTTGTAGGTGCAAATGCTTTGCAGTTGACTTTAAATTTAGGCAAAATTGATGCCGAATATTATGCAAATAAAAAAGCGCGTGCTGATAAATATAGAGAAGAAGAAGCGCAACGCAACTTAGATCAAACAAATGAAATAAACGAAATATTTAATAAAGAAGAAATTAGAAGAGGGGAACGGCAAAAAGTCATAACCGATATTGCAGCACAATCTAGAGCGCAATTGGTTAATTTGGAAATGGCTCAAGAATTATTTTTAATAGATCAAAAATCTAGGTACATGAAAAAAGAAGACGTGGACTTAGAAAAAGAATTGCTACAGATAAAATACAAGCATGACGAAGTAGTATTAAGTATTTACAAAAATACTCAATTAACTGAGGACGCAAAAGAAGGAGCTTATAACTTAGAAAACAGAAACTTAGCAATAACAATTGCACTAGCCAAGGAACGCTTGCAGATATTAAAAGATCAAAAATCAGGCGGCATGATGGAAGGTTTTCTATTCCGCATGGATACCTTTGGCAAAGACATGGAAACCAGTTTTGAAGCTGGCGGTAAAGCATTTGACTCAATGATGGGCAGCATGACTAAAGCCTTGGACGAATTTGTAACTACTGGCAAATTAAATTTTGGAGATTTTGCCGGCTCTATTATTAAAGATATGCTGGCAATTCAATTACGGGCATCTGCAACTAATTTGTTTTCTATGTTGGGAAAAATTGCCGTTGCAGCATTTTCAGGATCGCCAACAATTCCAATGCAACCTGGAGGCGGTTATGCTAATGGCGGCGACCCGCCGGTTGGAGTGCCCTCAATGGTTGGCGAACGTGGCCCGGAATTGTTTGTTCCGAGGACGGCTGGCACAATTGTTCCTAACCATTCAATGGCAATGATGGGCGGCTCAACCAACAACATCACCAACTACAATATCCAAGCAATTGATACCAAGTCATTTGAAGATCGCATCCTGGGCAGCAGCAAAGCAGTCTGGGCAGCAAACGCCTACGGAGCCAAAAACTTATCGCTCGGCAGGGGAAGAACATGAGTTTCCAAACCATCTTTGAAATCAGCCAAAGCATTAGCGTACAGAACCGGCGCACTGTCGGCCAGCAAGTCAGCAGATCAGGCCAAGTGCGGGTTGCTGAATATTTAACGTCTGTGCCGTGGTCATTCACCGTCAGGCCACATTCGTATCTGTACTATCCGCAAGTACGTAACATTATCCAAGTGATTGACAACAAAGATCGTCAATTGCCCGAGACAATTACCTTTGCCAGCAGCTTGTTGAGTTGGTTTGACGAATATAAAGGCGGCTTAACAAGTGGGCAGGCAGCAGCCCTAACGCTTGCAGCAGTGCCAGCAGCCAACGCCACCACAATCACAGTTGGCAACCTGCCAAGCGTTTCAGCAGGTACTGTGGTGTTTGCGGCGGGTGATTTTCTTCAAATTGGCGTGTACCCGTACAAAGTTACTGCTGAAGTTTTGCGAGGCAGCGGCTCTACAGTCAGCGTCACCTTGCACCGCCCTGTAATTGGCACGCCCACAACAGGCACATTAACAGCAGTTGGCTCGGCCTGCACGTTTTATCTGCTGGCAGCACAATGTCCTACCTACACACTTAACCCGATGACCTCGGGCGCATTTGTCCAGTGGGACGGTGACTTTGTGTTTATTGAGGACATTGTCGGATGACTACCACAATGGCTGCATTGAGCAGCCCATCCATTATCCAAGCCGAATTTATTCGGCTAGTTACCAGCACGCAAACTTATTATTTTTGCAATGCCGCTGCACCGATTACCGTGGACAGCATGACGTTTAGCAACTTAGGCAGCTTGCTATCCATCAGCGCAATTGACAGAAATATTAAAGCCAGCAGCGCCGATTTAGCAATTTCTCTTACTGGTGTAGACGGCACTAATGTTGCGCTAGTACTTGCAGCTAATATTAAAGGCAGTGAAATATTTGTTTATCGTGGATTTTTAGATAGCAATAATCAAATTATTATGACGCCAAGCCAGCAATGGTTTACACGATATACCGGCATTGTCAGCAACTGTTCTATTACTGAAGATTTCAACGATCAGCTAAGAACAAGAATCGCCACGGTAGGCATTACCTGCGCCAGCTTTAGAACTATCCTAGAGAACCGCATCCAAGGCATTAAAACGACTCCCAAGGCGTGGAATTTTATTTATGCAGCAGACACTAGCATGAACCGAGTGCCGGTGATTGCAGCCACGTATTTTGACTTTGGCAAACCGCCGCAATCTGCAACTGTCAGTAGCAACACATCAAACGTCCAAACAACTTTCCTCGAAGGCGGGAGGGATAGCGGATGATCCGTGAAGCTAACAGGCACGATATGCCTGCATTGCTACAAATGATGCGCGACTACAGCACGCAGACGCCTGTGCCAGCATTGCAAGCGGCAGCAGCACATGATGAGGCGCACGTTGCCAACTTAATGACGCAAATGATGGCAGGGCGTGGATTTGTTTTGATTGACAACGAGTCAAGAGGATTTATTGCGGCACTGATTACCACCAATGTCTGGTGCCCAGATGTTTACGAACTGCACGAACTGGCCTGGTGGGTAAAACCAGAGCATAGAAACGGAACCGTGGGCGGTAGGCTTTGGAAAGAATTTGATCGGCTGGCAACAGACTTAATTGACGATGGGCGCATTGATGTAGCCGTAACCGCTGTAATGGCTAAAAATACTTGGATTGATTACACCAAGCGAGGTTATGCGCCAATGCAAGCAACATTCTTTAGGGTGCATTAAATGGTTGCAACACTTATTGCGTATGCAGCAAGTTTATTAACAGCAGCCGAGGCAAGCGCAGCATTTGCAACAGCAGCCGCTACTTTTGCTGTTAATTTTGCCGTCAGCTATGTTGTCAGTCGGGTGTTTGCGCCAAATGATCCATCAGCAAACCAACCCGTAGATCAGGGCGTTAGACAGCAGGTAGCACCCAATACCACCAACTCAATTCCAATTGTATATGGCAGTGCTTTTATGGGCGGCACATTTGTTGATGCTGTTTTAACCACAGATCAAAAAACAATGTACTACGTGCTGGCAATTAGCAGCATTAGCCCTAATGGGCAATTTAGTTTTGATCGCACACAGTTTTATTACGGCGACCGTTTGGTTGCTTTTGATGGCAGCGATTTAACCAAAGTTGTCAGCTTAACAGACGGTGCTGGCAATGTTGATACAAAAATCAATGGTTTTCTTTTTATCAATTTGTACACATCCACCAATGCTGGGGTAATCACAAACGTTACAGGCACAGCGCCAAGCACTTACATGGGCGGCTCTGACATTGCATCTGCTGAACGCTGGACAGGAACCCGGCAAATGAACGGGCTGGCCTTTGCAATTGTTAAACTTATTTACAGCCAAGATGCTGGCACAACAAATCTACAGCCAATTACCTTTAACGTCACGCAAAATCTAAATGGCACTGGCGTTGCAAAACCTGGCGATGTTTGGGCAGATTATTTGGGCAATGATGTTTACGGCGGCGGCATGGTGGCAGGTTTGATTGACAGCGCATCAGCCACGGCACTCAACACCTACGCCGATCAGACGATTACTTTTACTAATAGCAGCGGCAACCCAGCAACCCAGGCTAGGTATCGCATCAACGGCGTCCTAGACACGGGGCAAAATGTCTTAGCTAACATTGATCGCATTATGCTGGCCTGCGATTCTTGGAATGCTTATAACGCAACTTTTGGTAAATGGTCAATTGTCATCAATAAAGCAGAAAGCACATCCTACGCTTTTGACGACACTAACATCATTGGCGAAATTAAAGTCAGTCTGACAGACATTACAAATTCAATCAATCAAATTGAAGCGCAATTCCCTAACAAAGTAAACCGAGATCAGCGGGATTTGGTTTATTTAGAAACCCCTGCTAATTTGCTATATGCCAACGAGCCGATCAATAAATTTTCTTGCAATTTTGATTTGATAAACGAGTCTGTGCAAGTTAGTTATCTGGCAAACCGAGTGCTTGAGCAGGCCAGAGAAGATTTAATTGTCACCATCAATGCAGCATATCCCGCGATACAACTAGATGCTGGCGATGTAGTGTCAATTACAAACACTAGCTACGGCTGGAGTGCTAAGTTATTTCGGGCAATGAAAGTTAGCGAGATATCGTTGCCAGACGGAAATCTTGGCGCAAGTCTAGAATTGTCAGAATACAACGCTGCCGTTTATGACGATGTTGCAATTACTCAATACAGCCCAGCACCAAACAGCAATCTGTCGTCTGCAAGTTTCTTTTCGGCACTTAGCGCACCTGTGGTTAGCGCATCACGCCCGACTAACAATGTACCCTCATTTGATATCCAAATTACAACGCCAAGCATAGGACGGACAACAAGACTGACATTGTTTTATTCTACGTATTCCTCGCCTACAGCAAGCCAATGGACTCTGCTAGATACTTTTGTTTCGTCAGCCTCGACACCTTTAACGCCAAGCACAACATTTACATTTTTAAATTTAATATTGCCAGCAGGAACATATTATTTTGGCTTCATTGCTGCGAACGATATTTCGCAATCGCAAATTAGCGGCACAAGTTCTGGGCTAGTCTGGGCACCAACAGGCACAGTCGGCACGCAAACCGCAATCGTGTATCTATACCAGTGGGCAAACAGCACGCCAGGCAACCCAAGCGGTAACTCAACTTGGACATGGGCAACCGCATCTAACGCATCGTACACAGGCGGCAACGGCTGGACGGTGGCAATACCTGCTAACCCAGGCACGGCAAGCACTTACCTTTGGCAAGCCAGCACCAGTATCTCAGCATCTGCCGGGACGACAACGACAACTGTGTCATGGGCCAGCGGCTTTAGCCTGCAGGCAATCGCTCAGAACGGCGCTACAGGAAGCACAGGCGCTACTGGTGCCACAGGCAACAGCGCAGTGATCTGCTACGCCATATACGCTGGCAATCCAACAGTCACCGGCTCGGCAGTCACTATTGCTGGGACAGGTTTGCCAAACACAACCAGTTTCTCGCCTACGTCTGCAACCGCATTTTCTTATGCCGTGCAAACCCCTGGAGCAGCGCAGGCAATGTTTCAAAGCGATGGCATTTACTATCCAGTTGCTAATCAAACAATTTGGAACACGCCATATTTGTCAAATCTGAAAGTTGGCAATCTATCAGCAATTAGCGCCGATCTCGGGACAATTACAGCGGGTTCAATAAGTTCCAACACTTACACAATGACATCAACAAATGGTTTTGTGATGAGACTAGGACAAAGTTCGGGTGCTGTTCCAATTGCATTACAAATTACTGGAATTACTGTTAATGATTGGGCTATCCACACTTACGGGAGTATGTTGATAGGAGATATATTTAGTGGAAATATTCGCTCGGGATATATGTATAGTTCAAATTCCGATGCGGCTTATACTGGCATATTCATGAATGCCCTTTGCAATAATGTCGGCATTTATGGACGAGGTAATGCATCATATGGTGGCGCTAGTCACGCAATCTTGGGGCAATGCTTTGGTGGCGCTACAGGAAATTTAAATACAAGCGGCATTGTAGGTACCACAATAAATTACGATTTTTATGCAGACGGGGCAGGCGTTAACTATGGGCCATTTACTGGGGCGCACGATGCGCTTATACCTATAGATGCAACAATAACTGAAGGCGACATTGTTATAGATTGCGGAGTTGCAGCACGCAAAAATTTTAGCAACACAATATGTTTTGTGGAAACTAGCAGCAGCCCAAATCAAAAGGGCGTTGTAGGAATGTTGGTAGGAAGTTCACGGCTGCTTGATGTTGAATTTTTACCTGCTGCTTTAAAAGATGATCCAACAATTACTATTGAGACAGTCATGGAGATGGGCATAGAAACCGAACGTGAAATAGTAACCGTTAATCCAAAACCGGAAGTAGCATCCCTTGCACTTACGCACAAAGTTATTACGATGAATGCCTTGGGAGAAGGACAAATTAACGTATGCGGAGAAGGTGGCAATCTGCAAATTGGCGATATGATCGTAACAAGTTCAATGCCTGGCAAAGGTATGAAGCAACCAGACGACATTGTTAGAAGCATAACAGTGGCAAAATCACGAGAAAATGTGACTTTTATTTCGTCAACTGAGGTTAAACAAGTTGCTTGCATTTATCTTTGCGGGTAGAATTACAGTACAAGAATCGTAGCCCTGCGAGTTAGTAGGGAGCGTCACTACCCGAGGAAGGGGAATCAGTCTTGGCAATCTTTAACAAGAATACCCTGGCGCAAGTCAGCGGCTTTAGCAACAGCATCATTGCTGGCGAGTTGGTTTACAACCAAAAAACTTACTGGAATCTTGCGCTCACCAACACGGCTGGCACTGCAGTTGATTTAACCGGGGCCACAATTGATGCGTCAATTTTGCGCCGAGCAGTCACAAACATCATTGACACCCGCAACGGGTTGACATTTGACATTGCCGATTACACGGTTACAACTCCTAGCCCAATTGCTTTAACGATATCTAACCGTGTCAATGCCTCTGGCACGTTTACCCTGCTGATTGACGAGTCAACCTGGAGCGTGGCATCCAACGATACGCAGCTAGACATCAATGCAACAAACTGCGTAGGATTCAGTGGCAGACTAAAAATAGCTTTTCCAGCATCTGGCACCACGCCTGCTGATGACAGCATAATTTTCTTGCTGTTTCTCGTGCGCTCTGATGGAGTCACAAACTAATGGCAAACTTAGTAGTCAGCGTTGCCGATGGCAACAATATCAATGTAGTTGTCACACCGCCAACAACCCAAATTGTCACGGTAGATAGAGGCGTGGCTGGCCCAACGGGTGCAGCAGGCGCTACTGGCGCCACTGGCGCAACAGGAGCCACTGGAGCCACGGGTGCCACGGGTGCCACAGGCGCAGGCGTTGTTGTTGGTGGCACAGTAGGCCAGGTGCTTGCTAAATTGAGTTCAACAAACTACGACACAAATTGGGTTACGGCGGGAGGCTTGGGCACCGTCACATCTGTTGCTACGGGCACCGGTTTATCAGGTGGGCCGATAACCACATCGGGCACGGTTGCCCTTGCAAATACGGCAGTAACTGCTGGCACCTACACCTCAACAAATCTGACTGTAGATGCCCAGGGCCGAATCACAGCAGCATCAAGCGGTGGCGGCAGCGGGACGGTTACAAGTGTTGCCGCTACAGTACCATCTTTTTTATCGGTTGCTGGCTCGCCAATCACTACGTCAGGCACCATTGCAATCAGCTATTCGGGCACGGCTTTGCCAATCGCAAACGGTGGTACAGGAGCAACATCAGCGGCAACGGCTCTTACTGCGCTTGGCGCTTACGCAGCAACTAACCCGTCAGGATTCACGTCAACGCAATACGCCACAATCTCAAACGACACCACAACAAATGCAGTGCGATATCCGTTATTTGCTGATGCAACAAGTGGCAATCTGACAACCGGCTACGCATCGTCTACAAAATTAAAATATAACCCATCCACAGGTGCGTTAACGGTTTCTCAACTAATTATTGGCCCGTAAAAAATCATGGGAAAAATTACATTTGAATCTGCGCTCGGGGGCGTTGCCGATTTAGTTGGCCCAGCTACTGCGACAACGGTAACGCTTAATTTACCAGCTACTTCTGGAAATATTGTCGGCACAGGCTCTACTGGCGTTGTCACAACAGCAATGATCTCGGGCCAAATTGCGGTAGCGCAAGGCGGCACAGGCGTGGCTACCAGTACCGGCACAGGCTCAGTTGTCCTTAATACATCACCGACTTTGATAACCCCGGCTCTTGGTACACCGGCATCTGGGGTATTAACAAACGCAACCGGCCTGCCATTAACCACAGCAGTCACTGGCATATTGCCGGTAGCAAACGGCGGCTCTGGCACCGCAACGCCTGCAATCGTCGCAGGTACAAATGTCACGGTGTCAGGCAGTTGGCCTAACCAGACTGTAAATGCAACAGCCAGCGGCAGCGGGACAGTCACTAGCGTGGCAACCGGCACAGGTTTAACAGGTGGGCCAATCACAACAAGCGGCACTGTAGCCCTTGCAAACACCGCTGTTATTGCAGGAAACTACACCGCAGCTAACATAACTGTTGATGCCCAGGGGCGGCTTACAGCGGCTGCAAGTGGCTCTGCTGGCACCGTTACCAGCGTTTCGGTAGTATCTGCCAATGGCTTGGCTGGTACTGTTGCTACGGCTACATCAACGCCTGCAATTACTTTGTCAACCAGCATCACTGGCGTGCTAAAAGGCAACGGCACGGCAATCAGCGCAGCAACCGCAGGGACAGACTATCTAGCACCTGGCGGCGCATTAGGCACACCGGCAAGCGGAACGCTGACTAACACCACGGGACTGCCTTTAACTACGGGTGTTACCGGCACGCTACCAGTTGCTAACGGCGGCACCGGGACAACTACGCCAAGCATCGTTGCAGGAACAAATGTAACCGTTAGCGGGACATGGCCCAATCAAACAATTAATTCCACTGCTAGTAGTTCTGGCACAGTTACCAGCGTAAATGTTTCTGGCGGTACAACAGGCTTGACTACATCGGGTGGGCCAATTACTACGTCTGGAACAGTCACTTTATCAGGCACATTAGCAGTTGCCAACGGTGGAACGGGCGTTATTACAAGCACAGGAACTGGCAGCGTTGTGTTATCAACATCACCAACGCTAATTACCCCTGCGCTTGGTGTGCCAAGTGCATTAGTTGGAACAAATATTACTGGCACGGCAGCAGGGTTAACGGCTGGAACAGTAACTATTAATGCAAATCTTACTGGTGATGTAACTAGCGTTGGCAATGCTACTACGTTAACAAATGCACCAGTAATTGCTAAAGTATTAACTGGTTATGTTTCTGGTGCTGGTACAGTTGCAGCAACAGATTCAATTTTGCAAGCAATTCAAAAATTAAATGGGAATGATGCTACCAATGCCAATTTGACAGGCCCAATAACATCAACTGGAAATGCAACAGCAGTAGCCGCGCAAACTGGAACAGGTTCTACATTTGTCATGCAGGCCAGCCCAACATTGACAACTCCTAACCTTGGTACTCCTTCAGCGGCGATACTTACTAGCGCAACCGGGTTGCCGTTAACAACCGGCGTGACAGGTACGCTGCCGGTAGCAAATGGCGGAACAGGCACAACAACACCTAGCATTGTTGCTGGCACTAATGTGACGGTATCTGGCACCTGGCCTAACCAAACAGTAAATTCAACTGCAAGTGGATCAGGAACAGTCACAAGCGTTGCCGCTACAGTGCCAAGTGTATTTAGCATTTCTGGATCGCCAATTACAACCTCTGGCACGTTGGCAATAACTTATTCCGGTACGGCTTTGCCTGTAGTAAACGGTGGCACTGGAGTCACAACAAGCACGGGAACTGGTGATAATGTTTTATCAACGTCACCGACTTTAGTTACGCCTATTCTTGGCACGCCAACCTCTGGCACGCTTACCAATGCTACGGGTTTGCCATTATCTACGGGCGTGACAGGCAATCTCCCCGTTACAAATTTAAACTCTGGAACATCTGCAAGTTCAAGCACATTTTGGCGTGGGGATGGTGTTTGGGCAACTGTGTCTGGAGGCGGCGCAACGCCAATTGTGGAAAATGAAAACACAATCTCAGCAAATAGAACAATAACGGTTGGCAGCAACGGCATGAGCGTGGGCTATATGACTGTAAACACTGGCGTATCGGTAACAGTGCAGCCAAATCAGCGCTGGGTAGTACTTTAATTTTTGGAGCAATAAAATGGCAGTGATTATCAACGGCAACAATACGCCAACGGCTGGCGGTGTAGGGTATGGCAATGCGACTGAATTAGCTTTTACGGCAGCGGGAACAGCAGGCCAGGTATTAACCTCGGCAGGCGCATCAGCACCAACGTGGGCAACACCAACATCTGGCGGCACTGTTACTAGCGCAAGTGTTGTCTCAGCAAATGGATTTGCAGGAACGGTAGCAACCGCCACAACCACACCAGCGATCACGCTTACTACATCCATCACAGGTGTTTTAAAAGGCAACGCAACGGCAATATCGGCGGCAGTAGCGGGGACAGATTATGTTACTCCAACAGGCACAGAAACGCTTACTAACAAGACGTTAACAAGCCCAACATTGACAACACCTGCACTTGGCACACCAGCAAGCGGCACATTATCATCTTGCACTGTAGACGGAACGGATGCGGTAGGTTTTAGAAACATACCAATTAACAGCAACAGCGCAGCTTACACAGCAGTTTTAGCAGACTCAGGCAAAGTAATCTTTCACCCGTCAACAGACGCAAATGCTCGGACATTTACTATTCCAGCAAACTCATCTGTGGCCTACGCACTTGGCACAGCAATCACATTTATTAATATGACTGCCGCAGTAGTAACCATTGCAATAACCACAGACACCATGTATCTCAGCAGTGCCGGTACTACAGGATCACGCAGTTTGGCTCAGTACGGGTCAGCAACTGCAATTAAAATGACTAGTACAACTTGGTTAATTTCTGGTTCTGGCCTTACTTAAAAGTTTTATATGAGCGGTTCACTTCAAGTTGTTTTCCAAAACCAAAGATCATTTGGTGGCGCAATAACGCCCACAGTTGAATACCTAGTAGTGGCTGGTGGAGGTGGTGGTGCTGGTGCTGATGCTGGTGCAAGAACAGGAGGTGGCGGTGCAGGTGGATATAGAACTGCATCAGGATTTGCAGTTGCATCTGGTACACCAATTACAGTAACAGTTGGAACTGGAGGCGTTGGCGGTGTTCATTATTATGACTTGCCAGGCAAAGGTAATAATTCTGTTTTTTCTACTATTAATACTACTGGCGGTGGCCGAGGTTCAAACGATGGGGACAATGCTGGGGCGGGGGGTTCTGGGGGCGGTTCGTCTTATTTAGGGAGAAATGCAGGCGCTGGCAATCAAGGTGGATATACGCCAGTAGAAGGTTATGCTGGTGGAGTTGGAACAAATAATTCTGGCGGTGGTGGCGGCGGTGGTGGTGCTGTTGGTAGTGATGGAGTTGGTACAGGAAACGCAGGTGGAGGCATTGGCGGTTTGTCATCTATTACAGGCACGTCTACTTATTACGCTGGTGGTGGTGGTGGTGGAATATGGACAGGTGCTGGGCCTGCTGGTGTAGGTGGTGCTGGTGGTGGTGGTAACGGCGGTCTGCAAGGTGTTAGCGGCACAAATGGCAGCGCAAACACTGGTGGCGGTGGTGGTGGTGCCGGCAACGCAGGAGGCGTGGGAGGGGCTGGAGGTTCTGGTATCGTAATTATTAGATACGCAGACACCTATTCAGCAGCAAGTGCAACTACTGGATCACCAACCGTTACCGTTGCAGGGGGCTACAGAATCTACACTTGGACAGGCTCTGGCACAATTACTTTTTAAATAATAAAAAACTATGAGTGGCGCACTTCAAGCTGTTTTTCAAAACCAAAGATCATTTGGAGGAGGAATAACGCCCACAGTTGAATACCTAGTAGTTGCGGGGGGTGGTGGTGGCGGTGCTAATGGCGGAGGAGGGGGTGCTGGTGGATATAGAACAGCCACTGGATTGACTGTTGCATCTGGATCCGCAATTACTGTTACTGTTGGCGGCGGCGGTGCAGCACCGGGATCAGGAGGAGGAACGTATAAATCTGGCAACAATGGTGCGGATTCAGTTTTCGGGATTATTACCTCTGTAGGAGGCGGTGCAGGTGGTGGTGCAGATGGCACAAACGGCAATGGTAGCGGAAATACTGGCGGTTCTGGCGGTGGCGGTGGATGGGGTTTAAGTTCTAGTTCAGGTGCTGCCGGAACATCTAATCAAGGTAATGCTGGCGGTAATGGTGGTGGTGGTGGCTCAACTTCTGGCGGTGCAGGTGGCGGTGCAGGCGCTGCTGGAGCAAATGCTTCTGGTGCAAATGCAGGTATTGGTGGTATTGGGCTAAGTTCCTCTATTTCTGGCATTGCAACATATTATGCAGGAGGCGGCGGTGGCTCAAGTCAAGTTGGTACTAACGGCGCTGGAGGTTTAGGCGGCGGCGGTGCTGGTGGATTAGGAGTTAGTGTAGGAGTAAATGGTACCGCAAATACTGGTGGCGGCGGCGGTGGTGGTGCAAGTGGAGTCACAGCTTATGGGGGTGTTGGTGGTTCTGGCATAGTAATTATTCGATATGCAGATTCCTACTCAGCAGCCAGCGCAACCACTGGATCGCCAACCATCACAGTAGCCGGTGGTTACAGGGTTTATAGTTGGACAGGCTCTGGCACAATTACTTTTTGAGAATAATATGGCACATTTTGCAAAATTAGATCAAAATAATGTTGTTATTGAAGTTAATGTGATACATAACAACGAATTGCTAGACAACGGCATTGAAAGCGAAGCGAAAGGCATTGCGTTTTTAACTGATTGGAGTGGTGGCTACACCAACTGGAAACAAACCAGCTATAACGCCACATTCCGTAAAAATTATGCTGGTGTAGGGTATACCTACTACAAACATTTAGATGCTTTTGTGCCGCCAAAATATTACGCAAGTTGGCTTTTAGATGGGCAATCTTGCCAATGGATATCACCCGTTGCATACCCCACTGACGGCAAAATGTATAAATGGGATGAATCAACAATTGCATGGATTGAATCATGACAGAAACCGAAGCCAGGCTTAACAGCCACGAAGCAGTTTGTGCAGAGCGTTACGCACAAATTAATGCCCGGTTAAAACGCATTGAAAGCGTATTGATGCGAGTTGCAGGCGTGATAATAATTTCTATGGGCGGCGTGGTGTGGGCGTCAATGACGTTGCGGTAATGGAATTCTTTGATGCGCTGGCAAAGGGTTGGCCCATGCTGTTGGCGCTGATTACGCTAATTATTGTGCTGGCTAAGATGGACATAAAGATTGCTGTGCTTGAGGAAAAAGTAAAAAGTTTGTTTGAGATTTTTAACAGGAAAGACAAATGAAAGCCAAACTCACTTTTGCTGTGACGTTAATGGTAAGCCTAACGCTATGCGTTGTTGTTGTTGGCATGGTTGCGGTGTTAATGATTGGCCTGTTTGATGAAAAAGTGGACAACTCGGAAATTTTTAAGTTAATTAGCCCAGCTTTCCAGACAATTGTTGGCGGCTTTATTGGGCTGTTGGCTGGCGTAAAACTATCACATGATGATGAGGAATCAAAATGATTGGACTAGACGCAATCCTTGGCATTGGCGGCAAGCTGATTGATAAACTTATTCCTGATCCTGCTGCCCAAGATGCAGCACGGCTGGAGTTGCTCAAGCTACAACAGAGTGGTGAACTGGCGGCAATGACTGCCCAGACGGAAATTAACAAGGCCGAGGCCAGCAACCCCAGCGTGTTTGTATCGGGCTGGCGTCCAGCAATTGGCTGGGTTTGCGCTCTGGCGATGGGGTATCAGTACTTGGCGCGTCCCATGATGGTTGCCTTTATGCCTGCTTTGTCATTCCCTGGCCTTGACGATAACCTTTGGCAGTTAATGATGGGTATGTTGGGCCTAGGCGGTTTGCGGACGTTTGAGAAAACCCAAGGCGTAGCTGCAAAGTGACACCGCATTTCACGCTTGCTGAGCTTACGCACACCGATCACCGCAGCTTAGACAACACGCCAAACGCTGGCGAACTGGCAAACCTCAAACGCTTGGCTGAGTTTCTTGAAGTGGTAAAAACCACGTTAGGCGGCAAGCCTGTAATGATCTCCAGTGCCTACCGTTCCAAGGCCGTAAATGACGCAGTGGGCAGCAAAGATACCTCAAGCCATAGGCTAGGGTTAGCTGCTGATTTCAAGGTGCCTGGGATGATTCCTGATGCCGTGGTGAGGGCGTTGCTCAAACTGCCGTTTGATCAAATCATCAGAGAATTCTCAGACCCGGTGGCTGGTGGTGGCTGGACGCACATCAGCATTGCTGACAAGCCCCGGCGTCAGGCGCTCATCATCGACAAGGCTGGAACTCGGCTTTTTGTTTAGTCGGATAAGGGCAATCGTCAGGCACATATGCCAAGCAATGCACGGCAGCATACTTAGTAGCGCCACTAACCCAGCGATCAATATACACGTCAGGCATCAGCGCAAGGCTGCGACTTACTCCTGTTGGCGTTAACTTTAGTGCAAGTGCAAGTTCAAGAGCAGTCATGCCGTCTGGCGCCTGGGCCAAAGCGTCCCTAATCTTTTCTGAAATTACCACGGTGCATCCTCATAATTTTCTGGGTTTATTGGAATTGGTTTGCTAGGCTTTGCTGGCGGCAATTGAGTAGGAAAAGGCCAGTTAGTCATAGCATCTCCCACAAGAATCCTGCCAGCCCTGCAATGCCAACCAGCGCCAGCAGTATCACAATTATGTGAGCAATCAAGTACGCCCACATCATAAGTTCATAATCGTCACCATCATCCATGTTGCACCTCAAAATGATAAATCGTCTTCGTCTTTGGGCAAACCCTGATATTCTTTTGGCTTGGGATCATTGATAAATGCCCAGCCATCCCAGCCGCCTTCTTTTAATGGAATAACGTCAATTTTTACCATATCGCCCCGCTGGGTTTGAATGATGCTGCCAACCCTTTGATAACGATTTTTTTTCTCGCCTTTGGCATTTGTATATGTGCCAACGATTGTGCTGAGTTCTTTTACGATTGACATTATTTGCTTTCAATATAGTTAATTAAAAATTGATAACTGATTTCTACCTCTGCCAAAAACGCAATGATTTCTTTGTTCAAATCATCAATGTATTTTTGATCACGCTGCACTCGCTTAACAAACAACTGCGCTTTAACAGGCATCCGAGAATCAAACACGGCATAGTCGCACCAGGCCCGTCCTGTACAGGCCATCTGCATCTGCATTTGAGTAACGTAATTGCTAGGCACCTTGCCTGTCAACAGCGTGTCAATCATGGTGGAAGTGTTGGGACACTTAATCTCAACCAGCCCATCATGCCCCACCAAGCCATCAGGACTAGCCCCAGCACGTTCAATCGTGGGATGCTGTACAAAGCCTACAGTGTCCACCCAAACGCCACTGCGAGCCTCATACGCTGCCCTGGCGAACGGCTCTTGATCTACGCCCCATTGCATTGCTGCGCTGCTAAACGACTCGCCCTTCGTGTTTGTCAGGCGCTCCAGCACTAACTGAGCAGACAGATTAGCCCTGGCTGCGCTGCCTTTTTTCGTCATCACATCTGCCGCCCTGCTTGCTGTCACTTTACCCAGCCTAGCAGCAAACCATTCTTCTGTGCCTTGTTCATGCATTTTTTTGTTCCTGTTTAGCTTTGTCGATTCTGGCTTTTTTAGCCGCAATAACTTTGGCTTGGAGCATCTGGTTTCCCTCACAAGCCGCCAGCGCATCTTTGTACAAAATTGCTAATTGTTCGCTGCTGCCGCTACCTTCAATTGCCAACAAATGGTTAGTAATGTCTGGTGGATTGTCATTTTCTACCGCATCCAGATGCAAATCGCCCTTGTGCCACAACTCTAATGCAGCGCCAAATCGCATTGCTGCATTTCGCAGGGCATCACCAATGATTTCTTTAATAGCGTCACCGCCTTGCTTGTTGCCAGCGTGCCCGTATCCCAGCCTGGTTACACCGCACACTGTAAGCCGTATCCACATACCGCCAAGATCGTCCATCACAGGCAAGCCGTGCGGACTCATTGCCAGCGGCTCCCATGTCCAGCCAGGGTCAACGTCCAGCAGTCTGTCAGTAAGCGCAGCGTGGCCCACATATGCTAATTTTGTACCGCCTTTTGGCAAATAGCTAATTTGATGATCAGGAAACGGTTTTCTTAAATCTTGTAAATTGTTCATGTCAATTCCTTTATTTCCAACAATTCTTCGTTTTCAGCAAACAAAGTAATCTCTGTCCTATGACCGTCTATGTCAGTAACATATATTTTGCGTGTCCAAAACACTGCAACAGCGCCGTCTAAACTAGATGGCTCTTTTATTATCAAAGTTTTAACCCTGTGAATCAATATGCTTGTCATGTGTTGTCCTTATGCATTAATTCAATTTCCAACTGCTTGCAATGATCTTTAGCGTTATCCAGCAAGCAGGACATTTCCCGCAGCGCACTTATCAACATTCCATTCTCAAATGCCAGCCTGTCAGCAGGATTAGCCCCGGCATAGGCACGATTGGCAATCTTGTTAATTTCTTCAATGGTTGCGTCAATTTTCATAATTGCACCTTTCTTGTCTTGAGTCCACGATGAGTAAAGCACTGGATGCTGCCATCGTCCAGCAATTTCCAGGCTGCGTTTTCTCCACACATCCGCTGGATTTTTTCCTCTATCGTATCTACCCGTGCCTCATGCTCAGATGGGCCATCTAGCAAATAAGCCGCTGACATTACCAGAGCCACTAACCCAGCCGCCAGCCAGTTCATGCTTCACCTCTGCCACGGCAGGTATAACAAACGGCACCGTCAAACTCGCCTTCGCCGCTGCCTTCACAAGCTGGGCAAATGTCAGTGTCGCAAGGCTCGCTGTCGTCAGCCATGTAAGCCGCTACGTCTTCGTCATAGTCAATCATGGTGTCCTTTCAGGGGCCGTAGCCCCGTTTGGTTTAAGCAAGTAAAAGGGTTTCAGCTTCAGACTTCATGCGGTTGCCATTGCCAAACCACGCATTGTTCATGCGGGTATCAACATTGTGTCCACGCTCATGATCAATGTACTGTGTAACAGCATTGAGCAAGCCCCAGCGAGTGCCGTAGACGCCCTGCTCTGATGCGCCAAGGCCAGCACCATCAAACAGTTGCAGAACCTGCTTGTAGCCCCGTGACTCTTTAAGCGTTTGTGTTTCAGAATCTAACATTGCTGGAAATAGTTGGTTGATAAAATTTTTAGCGTATTGGCTAGACACATCAGCCCTGGCAAAAGCCCGGTACTTGTCCATCATGCCGTCAAATCCGCCAACAATCAGCCCCAAGCGATCACGCATAATGGCGGCATCAAAGTCAGCGCCATGTGTCAACATTACCCGGCTTGGCGCAGTTTCTGTATCAGCCGCTGACAACGTGTTGTTACAGACAACCCTGATGCTAGTGAACTGCCCTACAGTTGCCGTAGTGCCATCGAATGATGTACTAAGCAGCAAGTAGCCTTTCACGGCATCGTCATGCAGTACGACTGACTCTTTATTGACGTTTGCCAGTGCCCATATGCGTTTGCCGCCTTTAATTGCGCCAGCTACTTCCAAGGTAAAACCAGCAGACTGCACTAACGTGTTAAAAAAGTCCAGCACATCACTTGGTTGATGCACCTTGTAGCGGTGGGACACAATGCCCAAGGCCGTGCCGGTGTCATTGCGGTAGATGACGTGTTGGTTTTTAACCAGCTTAGTCTCGCCATTGTGCTGAAACAACACCGGGGAAGTTTGCGCTTCCCAATCCAGTCCAGCCTCTTTGCGCCATACTTCTATAGGTGCGTCAGCGGTAAGCTGCTGCCCCAGGCCGTGCCAAGGCTTTTGGTCAACATAGGCAATTTCTGCCTTGCCAGTGATTTCATTGTTTTCGATAAGATGTGCCATGATGTTTTTCCTTAAGTTGTTGAAACACAATACTGACTGCTAAACTTTGCTTTTGCGAGCGCATCTTGCGCCTGGGTGAGAGTGATCCGGATTGCTCCTGCTTCTTTTCTGGCGTCATCGCCGACTGCGCTTGTCAGCCACCACTCTTTGCTCTTGCGCTGGATGTAGACGCCAGTGACGCGCCTGGAATATTTGTAGGCGTTGGGCAGAGCAGATCCACTGCGCCAGTACACTTTGGCACCGACAGCAAATTTTTTGCTGCCCACTAAGGCGACAACCTGTTCTTCGCCTTTTTTTGCCAGCCAAAAAATGTCGGTTGCATCCGCAATGTGCTGCGATGCTTTGCCGTTTGCCGCAGCTAGTGCAGCAATGAGAGCAGGGCGGTTTGCCAATGTGATTTTGATGGGTTTTATCATAATGTTTCCTAAAAATACCCCTTACGATGCGTTGGGGATTGAGGCTAAGTATAAGCGTTTTCTTAACGTCACAAGCCTTTTTTTAACTTATTTTTATATAGAAATGTTATTTAGGAAGCAAAAAACCAAACTTTTCTATATTTAGAATGTTAAGGAAATGCTATAAAATGCGCGGATGCAAACCCTTGAACAATTGAAAAAAGCGCACGATGCAACCCTAGCAACGGCTATCCAGAAAGCAGGCAGCAAGTCAGCCCTGGCCCGTCTGCTAGGCGTGACACCACCTGCTGTAGCGCAATGGCGCAAGATGCCAAACGCAAGGCTGGCGCAGCTACAGGCCAGCCGCCCCGAGTGGTTTGGTAAGTTATAATTATGGGCACGGCTACTCTTAGCGGAGGAAAAGGCGATTCGTTACCGCCCTGCCAGGCCCACCCAACAGTAACGCTTAACCTAGAACGTAAGGTTGCCATGCATTATTTTAGTTTCCACATTGGGGACTACAAATCCCATACCCATCACTTGACGCTGATGGAAGACTTGGCTTTTCGCAGACTTTTAGATCATTACTACCTGCACGAACATCCCATTAAGCAGCGGGATATAGCCCGGCAGATTGGGATGCGTGATCAAGAGCAGGACGTGCTAACGGTTCTCAATGAGTTTTTTGTCAGTACAGACACAGGCTTTATCAACCCACGAGCCGACAAGGAAATTGCTGCCTACCGCTTGATGGCAGAGGCTGGAAAACGAGGTGCTGATAAGCGGTGGGCAAAGCCAGGGGATAGTCCCCCTATAGCCACCCTATTGCCACCCTTAACACCCCCTAATAGCAACCATGAACCAGTAACCATAAACCATAAACCAATAGATACCAATATATGTCCACCTGCCGGTGGCCTTGAGGTAAAAATTCCAGATTGCAATCATCAGGGAGTCATTGATCTGTACCATCAGCAGCTACCAACTTTGCGAAGGGTTGAAGTTTGGAATGCTGCTAGACAAGGCTATTTGAGACAACGCTGGCGGGAAGTGGCAACAGAACTGGGCAAAGACAAGCCAGCAACCGTCAGCGCAGTGTTGGAATGGTTTGATGATTTTTTTGGGCACATTAACAAATCCAAGTTTTTGGTCGGCAAGGTAAACAACAAGGACGGGCGAGCGTTTACCGCCGATTTAGAGTGGATTCTCAAACCCAGCAACTTTGCAAAGATTGTGGAAGGAAAATATCATGGCACTCACTAACTTCAAAAAAGAGGAAATCCCTGAGGGCAAAAGTTATCTGCTGTGTAGCGTAGACGGTTGCAACAGCCGCTGGAGCGTTTGCATTGACGGGCAGCTACCGAAGTGCAGCCATCACCAGTGGCAACAGCCAAAGTACGGAAATACGAAAACGTATGGGCAATATTTGGCAGACAAAGACAGCCCAGGCGTGCCGCCCGTAAGCACTTGGTACAACAAGGAGCCTTGGTGAATGAGTTGGCTCTTTTCGCAGGCGCTGGTGGAGGAATACTCGGTGGACACCTCCTCGGATGGCGAACAGTCTGTGCCGTTGAATGGGAACCTTACCCAGCAAGCGTACTGTGCGCTAGACAAAATGACGGCCTTCTCCCGCCTTTCCCGGTTTGGGATGACGTACAAACCTTTAGAGGAGAGCCGTGGCGAGGAATTGTTGACGTTGTATCGGGCGGGTTTCCCTGCCAAGACATCTCATCCGCAGGAAAAGGAACAGGAATTGACGGAGAGCGCAGCGGAATGTGGCGAGAAATGGCACGCATCATTTGTGAAGTACAGCCCAGATTTGCGTTTGTGGAAAACTCACCAATGCTCACTTCTCGGGGACTTGGAACCGTTCTTGGAGACTTGGCCGCAATGGGGTTTGATGCGAAATGGGGAGTGCTGGGAGCAGCAGACATTGGCGCAAACCACCAGCGCAACCGCATCTGGATTGTGGGCAACGCCAGCAGCATCAGACGGTCAGCGGGGCGGGACGATCACGGACAAGATGACGGGTCAAAGCCTGCCACAGATGGTCAACACGCCAGCCAAATGGCCTACGCCGCAAGCCTCAGACAACAGGCCCAGAGCGACATTTGCGAGTACTCAAAGAAGGATGGAAATGGGCAAGCAAATCAGTTTGGAAGCGAAGGTGAAATGGACAACACCGACAGCACATATGGCGAAAGAAACAAATGCGCCAAGCGAATATTTAAGAAATACGCCAACATTAACAGCGCAAGCGGGTGGGCAACTGAACCCAACGTGGGTAGAGTGGCTAATGGGGTGGCCGCTAGGGTGGACAGACTTAAAGCCATTGGCAACGGACAAGTTCCATTGTGTGCCGCAACAGCTTATCAGCTTCTCAGTAAATAATGGTGAAATATGAATAACGCATTAGAAAAATATGAGAGCAAAATTGAACGAATTACGGAATCAGGATGCTGGATATGGATGGGCGCAGTAAAAACACATAAACATCCGTATGGCTGGATTTCTTACAAAGGGAAAAACTACAACGCGCATAGGTTGTTTTATATGCTTCATAACAGCATTGAATTGACAAATCCTAAAATCCTTGTTTGCCACACTTGTGACGTTCCGCAATGTGTCAATCCAGATCATTTATTTTTAGGAACGCAAAAACAAAACATTAATGATATGTTCAAAAAAAATAGACAATCAAAACATCTTAGAAAACCAAAAATTAGATCAATATTAAATCCAACACAAGTTTTTGAAATTAGAAAAAAATGTTTGTTAAAAATTTCAGATGAAAATTTATCAAAAGTTTACGGGGTTAAAAAATCAACAATTAGCGATATAAGACTTAACAGGCGTTGGAAGAATCTAACCGAGGAAATGAAAAATTAATTACTTTGAAGCCCACAAATTGCTAGATCAAGTGCGTGATGGACACAATCACACTTTTGCCGACATTACCAAAGCACTTGAACTGGTTGGAGACATTGACGCAGACGTATGCGGAACTGGCCTTGGCAAATGGAGATCAAGCCCAAAAGGATGGCAGGAGACAATATTTGATACACCGATTTAAAGAGTTAGAGCAGGATTTCCCAGGCATTACGTTAATTATTTATCAAAAGATTAAAACAATAAAAAATGATATTTGCTGAAAAACTTGATTACGGCAAGGTTGCCGAAGGATTAATTGCTCAATGGTTAATGGCGCGTGGTAATTTAATATTGCCAGTGTATGAAGTGGAAAAATCAGCAAACAAAGGGCCGCAATTGTTTTCAGTGGCTAATAGTCTTGTTTCTCCGGATTTGGTTGCCTTTACATCAAACGGTGTAATGTGGATTGAAGCAAAGCACAAAACTGTTTTTACCTGGCACCGCAATACACAACACTGGACAACCGGCATTGATTTGCGTCATTATGAAGATTATATGGAAGTTGCAAAGCAAACAAAACTGCCGGTATGGTTAATGTTTTTCCACCGTAATGAAATGCCAAGCGACAACGATAAACGTTACGGGTGCCCGTCTAAATGCCCGACAGGTTTGTATGGCGGTGACGTGTTTACTTTGAGTTTAAAAGAACACCACAGAACTTTAGCAATTAATCATGAGCGAGACGGTTGTTTAGGACACGGTAAAAGTGGAATGGTTTATTGGGCGCATGGCGATTTAAAACAACTTGCTACCAAACAAGAAGTTTTGGATTCTGCTAAAAATAGGCAATCAAATGATGCAAATCTGCTTTGAAGTCCCAGGCCAACCCCGTGGGAAAGGCAGACCAAGGTTTGCAAGAAGGGGAAACTTTGTCAAAACTTACACCGATGCAGCCACCGCCAGCTACGAAGATCAAATCAGGTTTTACGCTTTGCAAGCAATGGGCAGCAGTGAACCGCTAAAAACGGCGCTAGAGGCTTTTATTTACGTGAGGCTACCAGTGCCACAGTCCTACTCTAAAAAGCGCACTGAGGCCTGTTTAAGTGGCTTGGAGAGGCCATGCAAGAAACCAGACTTGGACAACATCATAAAAGCCATGATGGACGGCATGAATGAAATTGTCTACGATGACGATGTGCAAGTAATCAGTATTCAAGCAACAAAACGCTATGCAATAAATGCTGGTGTAGATATTTTAATAAAGGAAACAGAATGATTGAACGTAAATTAGACGCGCTTGGTAATTCACCATATTATGTATGCACGCTTTGTAATTGGGCATATTCCGGATTGCATGAAGCAAATAAACATGGTTTGAGTTGTGGGTATAAAGAGCCGCAACAGCCAGCATTTCAAAGCATTTCCAGAAAACCACAGGTAGAAAAGAAATGAAAATAGCAGTATGGGAACCTGTCCAAGCCCACCGGGAAATGATGACGGTTATCTGGCCCACGCTCAAGTCAATGCTGATGGCTGGGCACAAAATGACGATTGAGATCAAGCAAAGCAGGCGCAGCACCGAGCAGAACGCTATGTTTCACAGTCTGATCGGCAAAATCAGCACAGCAATGGCGGCGGCAGGCAGCACTTGGACAGCAGACGATTGGAAACGATTGTTAGTCGATCAGTGGGCGCATGACACAGACAAGAAGATCGGCAAAGTATGCCCGAGCCTAGATGGTGAGAGAATCGTCCAGCTTGGCCTGCAAAGCCACAAATTTACTACGGGCGAAAGCAGCGAGTTTATAGAATTCTTGTACGCCTGGGCAGCGCAAAAAGGCATTGATGTATCCTAAACACCAGTATGTCAGAGACAAAGCCTTGTTAAAACGGGTTGCCCTGCTAAACTGCCAGCATTGCGGTAGCGGAGAAATGGTGCAAGCAGCACATACAAACTGGGGCGGCGGCAAAGGCAGGGGCGTGAAATCTGACGACAACTTGGTGGCAGCACTATGCCAAACGTGCCATTATGAGATCGATCAAGGCGCAAAGTTAAGCAAACAGGAACGACAAACCATGTGGCAAGCTGCCCACGAAAAGACAATAAAGGCGCTAAATGATTGAGATACAGTACAAAGCGACAGAGGATTTGATACCCTACGCACGCAACAGCCGCACGCACAGCGCCGAGCAAGTGGCACAAATAGCCGCCAGCATACGGGAATTTGGCTGGACAAACCCTATATTGATAGACGGCGAAAACGGCATTATTGCCGGGCATGGCAGAGTATTGGCAGCGCATAAGCTAGGCGAAACCCAGGTGCCGACAATTGAACTTAGTCACATGAGCGACACTCAAAAACGGGCATACATCATTGCTGACAACAAGCTGGCGTTAAATGCAGGATGGGATAGTGAGATGCTGGCGCTGGAAATTGAAGATTTGCGAGATGCAGGATTTGATTTAGATATATTGGCTTTTGACCCTTCAGAATTGCAAAATTCTGCTGTTGATTATTCTGTGCTAGATGATGATGATGTTGAAGATCAACTAAACGAAATGGCAAACGGTGTGCGGAAAGCAATACAAATTGAATTCGAACCAGAGCATTATGAAGAAGCGCAAGAATTGGTAAAATTTTGGCGAGATAATAAATCTTATGTTGGCATGATGGTTATAAATCATTTACGAAATGAAAAAAACAAATTGTGAAAGTTTTCACGTTTTTTTACAATCGTTATGAAACTGCCACCACAAGCAAAGCATTAAATGAAAACGGCATAGCACACAATGTTTTAATACATAATGCTGATGATTTGCAAAAGTTCGTGAAAGGCGGCACGATACACGGCAAAGTTACAGTGACTAACAATAATAAAGGTTTAGCCTACCAACGCAACACAGCGTTAGATATGATAGAAACCGGTGAATGGGCGGTGTTCATGTGTGATGATTTTCAAAAAATTAAAGCATATTCAAAAGAATTTATATTAAGCAAAACTCAATCAATAGATATTAATCACCAAAACCAAAACAAATACAGATTAAAAAATAAAATTACATTAAAAGAAATGTTTAATTGGTTTCCAAAATTAATTGAACTTGCTGAACAAAATAATATCCACTTGATTGGTTTCGGTTTGCATGACAACCCAATGAACTTGCGTAAAAAATTTACGACAAAAGGTTTAGCAGACGGGCGTTTTTGGCTTGTGCGTAAAGCGCAATACAAATTCGATATAAACGCTCAATTAATTGACGATGTAGCTTGGACAGCCGAAAACTTGGTGCGACATAAAAACGTGCTGATTTTGAATTGGTGCGTCCCTTATTTTGAGCGATATACCGCTGGCGGTTTTGGCAGCACAACAGAGCGCAAAGCACTTCGCATAAAAGAATGCGCGTATTTGGCAAACAAATTTAACCCTTTGGTAAAGATAGCAGAGAAGCCTGGTTGGGATTACGGCACACATATCCGGATATACGGGTCAGATGGCAACATCGCAGCAATCAGGCAAAAAAGAGGCCTTTTATGAAAATTGTGGAACTGGCGCAACAAACGCACACAATCAAAATTGGCGATGTTTGCGGGGACATAGAACCAAACATCATTGAGGACACACTTTTTACCGCCAATGGTATGCCCGTGGGCTTTTACATCAAAGAGTTAACAGGCCGTATTAAGCAGCTTGCTGAGGTTGCTAACGCAGAATTGTTAAGCGACAGAGTGCCCAAAAGCGAAATGAGGCGATCAAGCGGGATGTTGAATAAAGAGTTTGAGGTAAAACAATACAGTACGATCTTAGGTAGTTGTCCACCTAAACCTCACATGAAACGCCCGTATCCAGCTATATCAAGCGTGCATCAAGTGAAATCTGCTCAAACATTTATTAAAGCAATGTTGCTATTATGCAAAGAAGCTGAAAATTTGATTGTAGAAATTGTCCCAGAAATTTATCACAATCAAAAAAAAATCATTACAGAAAAAGTACCGCCACAATTTAGATTTGGCGAATTGTTTACGTCAAGTATTAGCAATTTTAATATACCGGCACCTTTTCACAGAGATGCAGGCAATTTAGAAGGATGTGTAAACGTCATTATTGCTAAGAAACACAACGCAAGAGGCGGGAATACAACCGTACCAGATTACGGGGCAACAGTAGACAGCCGGGACAACTCAATGCTGGTGTATCCTGCTTGGCGCAATGTGCATGGTGTGACACCCATACGCCCAACAGCAGAAGGCGGCTACCGCAACAGCTTAGTTTTTTACCCTCTTAAAGCGTTTAACAATTATTGGGAAGTCAGTGCCAACTTACCCAACCAACAGTAAGTGTGGCGAACTAGGCTGCAAAGAACCAAGAAGCAAGCTAAACAGCTTTTGCATCAAGCACGGCGGCAAAGACAACTTAGACGCTAGACAGACTGACAGCATCTACCAAACACCAGCCTGGCGCAGCATCAGACGCAGACAGCTATCCATACAGCCCTTATGCCAAGCCTGCCTATCTAGAGGGCGAATAGAGGCCGCACAGCACGTAGATCACGTATTCCCTTGGAAGCATATAGGCCAACACGCTTTCCTGCACAACATCTTCCAAAGCCTATGCCATGCAGATCACAGCTACAAGACAGGCCAAGAGCGTAAGGGTAACTACCTACACTGGACAATGGAAGGCGAGAAGGCATACACGCAGGACGACTACAGCTATACGGTGTTAAATGCACAAAGGAACTGAACATCAGCCAAAAGGCGCATCTGTTGTTTATTGGATACATAAGCCACAGCACACAGATATAACCAAAGAAGGTTATGTTGGTATCACGCACAACATGGCTATGCGTAGATGGGCAGATCACAAAAGCGCATCCCGCAAAAACCCAGATAATCATTGCGTCATTGTCAATAAAGCCATTCGTAAACACGTTAACCTAATCTATGAGGTAGTTCTAGTAGCCGATACCCGTGAATACTGTGAACGCATAGAAGAATTGTTAAGACCTACTAACCATATAGGTTGGAACATTTCCCGCGGTGGTATGCCTGTTGATCCCATAATGGGAGGTATAGCCACTAAAGAACGATGGATCAAATTTTGGATAGATAATTCAATTGAAGCGGCTAATCGATGGTGGAAAAATGAATGTAATTTGCTTAAAAAACAAACAACAGTACAACGAATAGCACAACGTCAAGCAAACAAACACGTTCCATTTACATTAGATAGAAAACATGACTCACGCAACAAATCTGGTTATACCGGCGTAAGTTGGTTTCCAAAACTTAGTAGATGGAGATCACAAATAGGCGTGATTCCAATAGTAATTAGCATTGGTTACTTTGAATCACAAGAACAAGCGCATTTAGCCTATTTAAAAGCAAATGCAATTAGATTGATGTGGCGGCAAGGACGTATCACCAAGGAAGATGCACTCAATCAAATCAAAAGTCTCCAAACGGGGAAATTAAGTTAGAAACATAAAAGTGTGGCTTTTACGCCAAAG